AATGATAATCTAATAATAGCAGGCACAATTAAATCAGATGATTCAACTGCACTGCAAATAGATGAAGCAGTAAACATATCAGGCGCACTGTTTGCAAACGGAGCATTCAGCACCAACAGTACTATCACATCAGGTGCAATTACATCGTCAAGCAGTATTACATCAGGCAGTTCGTTCATCATTGGATCAGCAGATATTAATGAAACTGATCTTGAAAAAATAGATGGCATCACAAACGGCACAGCGGCAGCTAATAAAGCACTTGTGGTAGATGGGTCAAAAGATATTGGCACACTTGGCACAATTACAGCGGCCACTGGCGACTTCCAAACTATAAAAATTAATGAAATATCTTCCGATGATTCAACAGGAATTCAGATTGCTGATGCAGTAAACATATCAGGAGCACTGTTTGCAAATGGTGCATTTACAACCAACAGCACAATTACATCAGGTACAATTGCATCAGGTGCAATTACATCATCAGGCAGTGTCACATCAGGTGGTTCATTTATAATTGGATCAGCAGATATTAATGAAACTGATTTGGAAAAATTAGACGGCATCACAAATGGAACTGTGGCGGCATCAAAAGCAGTTGTTGCTGACTCTGACAAAGACATAGCAGGATTTAGAAATGTAACAGCAACAGGATCGTTCATTATTGGATCGGCTGATATGAATGAAACTGATCTTGAAAAAATAGATGGCATCACAAACGGCACAGCGGCAGCCAACAAAGCACTTGTAGCAGACGGTGATATCGACATAGACACAATTAGAAACTTAGGCATGACTGGCAACATTGAAGTTGGTGGCGATGCACAAATAGGCGGCAACTTGACAGTGTCAGGTACCACAACATCAGTGAACACAACAAGTTTGGAAGTTGCAGATGCACTTATAGAATTAAACAAAACTAACTCCGGCGGTGCGGATGTTGATGCTGGTATATTCATTCAACGTGGATCAGCAGGAAACGCCGCAGTGTTTTACTGGAACGAAGGCGATGATAAATTCAAAGCAGTATTATCAGACTCTGTTGCAACAGCAACATCAGTAACAGATAGTTCACAGGCCACAATAGTTGCAAGTCTTGAAGGCACTAGTGTAACCGGTACTACTGTGATTGGTGGTACAACAACTATTAATGCGGCAACTATTACAAACAGTACAGGTGCTATTTCCTTCGACAATGAAAATTTAGTAACCACAGGTACAATTGGTGGTGGCACAATTACTGGTACAGCATTTACATTGACTTCTGGATTTACAGCCACTCAATCAAGTGGTGATGTGACTGTGGCCAATTCAACTTCGGACAAAGATTTAATATTCACTGTCAATGATGGCGGGGCTGCCACTGAGGTGTTTAGATTAGATGGCGATGTATCAGCACTGAAGATTGCGGCAAGTAAACAACTACAACTAGGTGCCGCTGAAGAAAGTATATCAGGTGACGGCACAGACATTACTTTTGCAGTTGGGTCAGGTGGTGACATCAACATACCAGCAAGTATTGGTTTAACTTTTGGCGACGATGCAGAAAAAATTGAAGGTGATGGCACTGACTTAACCATAACTGGTAACAACATTAACCTATCACCAACAGCAGATGTAAACATACCCGCAAGTAAAGGATTGACCTTTGCAACAACAGAAAAAATAGAATCAGATGGTACTGACTTGACTATTACAGTTGGTGCAGGTGGTGACATCAATATACCAGCAAGTATTGGTATAACTTTCGGTGATGACGGAGAAAAAATTGAAGGTGATGGCACTGACTTAACCATAACTGGAAATAATATTAACCTATCACCAACAGCAGACGTTAACATACCCGTAAGTAAAGGATTGACTTTTGCAACAGCAGAAAAAATAGAATCAGACGGCACTGACTTGAATATTACAGTAGGTGCAAATGGCGACATAAACATACCTGCCGATATTGGTTTGACTTTTGGCAATGATGGCGAGAAGATAGAAGGTGATGGTACAGACCTTACAATAGCAGGCAACAATATTAATTTGAGTGCCGCGGCCGCAGTTGTTGTACCAAGTGGAATACCAATTCAATTTGTTGATGCTAATGAAAAAATAGCATCTGACGGTACAGACTTAACCATTAACTCAGGTGCAAAAATTAATCTTTCAGCAACTACAGATGTACACATTCCGACTAGTGTTGGTTTAGTATTTGGTGCTGGTGAGAAAATTGAAGGGGATGACACAAACCTAACACTCACATCAGGTGGCACAATCATAGCCGATTGTACTTCATTGGTCACTACCACACTGGATGTGAACATAATTCAATCAACTGACTCGGCTGAGATATTAATAAATGAAGCCTTAAGAGTCACAGGTACAATAACTGGTACAGTTACATCGGCACAATATGCTGACTTGGCTGAGATATTTCCAACAGACGAGACCGATCTAGAATCAGGAGATGTTGTGCATTTCACCGGCAACAAAAAAGTTGGCAAGTGCAATGAAGATGCTCATTCATCTGTTGCAGGTGTAATATCTACTGAACCAGGCTTCCTTTTAAATGAAGGAGCAGTTGGTGTAAAACTGGCAATGACTGGACGTGTGCCTTGCAAAGTTACTGGCACAATCAATCCAGGAGACTTGTTGGTATCTGCAGGCAACGGTAGAGCCAGAGCAGAAGCAAATCCATCTATTGGTACAGTAATAGGTAAAGCATTAGAGAGTAAAGATACTGCCGGTGACGCTGTCATCGACATCATGATCACAATGATGTAATTAGACTATCAAGTCTAAAATAGTTTGCAACTTAGTTTTTATCTGTTTGTTTTGTAAAGTTTTTCTAACACCTTCATGCAAAGGCAGTGGCCATGCATTCATAGACACCCATGCATATCCTGAGTGCTCTTGGTTCAGTTTGGGTGTAAATTCATGATCTACTACGCATACAAAGGTATGAAACTTAAATTTAGTGTCTTTGGATACAAATAGTTCTAATGGCATAGTTTTTAAGATGGTAGGAGCAAAGCCAACCTCTTCGGTGATTTCTCTTTGAAGTCCCTGCCATGGTGTTTCTGTATCAATTGACTTACCACCAACCATACCCCACGTGCCTTTTTGTTTAGCCGAACGATTTAAAAACAAAAATCTTTTTGTAAGTTTGGCATAGAATAAACAACCAGAACAAATTATTTCACTCATACAAGTATTGTATACTCTAAAATTCTATAGACCAAGTGCCTGGCTCGTAAAAACCTTCGAAAGATTTAACCCACATGCTGTTTTCAGGCAACCACTTGTATTGAATACCACTTGTTAGGTTAGTGACATAATGCACTTGATTGAAAGTGCTGTCACCCAAAGATGAAGAATCTAAACTGCCTCTAAGTAGTTGCGTAGACCCATCATTAAAATCCGCATTAAAGTCTACAACAAAATCATTGCCGACTTTTTCTACGATGTCATTTGCATTTGCAATTAGATTACCCCAAGCACTTGGTCCTACATTAACAGTTGAGTCATCACTGGCACTACCAATAGATTCTGTTAGCAAATATCTTGTGCCATTTGGTGCATTTACTGGGTTAAAAGTTAATGGATTTATTACCGCATCAACAGCATTCATTGTGTTAGTTGGCACTGTGTCAACGTCAACAGTGAACAGCAGTGTTGTTTCGTCTTGTGGATCAATGGCCACTGTGCCAGTTACATTTACTATAATGTCATCGCCATTTATATTTGTTGCTGATTGTTGTAGTTTTACTTGAGTTGCACCACCAAGTATTGTTTTTGAATACAGTGCTTCTAATTTGTGCCAATTGATCTTTGTGCCATACTGTGATTGCGATTCAAATGCTTTGTTTTGTCGGTTGTCAGCATGAGTTGTGAGACCATTTCCCGCTTCTCCTAGCAGTGTCATTCTATTGCCCAGTAACAGCACAGCATAATTGCCTGGAGTAGTTATTTGTCTTGACAGTGATTCGCCCAGCATCTCCTCTAGAGTATTTTCCCCACCATCATCAGCAAACATTGCTGTAATGATATTTGTAATAACGCCTAACTTTTTAACCTTAGCAGGTGGCGATAACCATATCGGTGTTCTAAATGTTAATGTTGCAACATCAATGTCATCTGCTATACCTGATGGTATTGCTCTTGATGTGTAAAGAATATTAGTTATTTCTACAAAACTTAATGAAGTCCAATCTAAAAAATTGTCAGTGGTTTGTAATTCTAAAGAAGGATTGAACAATACTAGTATTTGTTCTAGTATTTGTAATTTTTGATCTGTATTAGTAGTAAAAATATCTGCGTTGAATGTTAATTCAAATGGTGTAGGCATAATTCTTTCGATGGTATGAGCCTGGCCTGGTGCTCCTGTATAAGTTTGTGTTGCATCGTCAAATTCTCTTTCACGAACATGTGTTTTATCAATATGATAAGGATTCTGCATTCTATCTCTATCATATGCAAAATTTGTAATATAACAGGAAATTTGTGGTGCGGCTATTAAAGTATTTTCAGAGCCTTTCTTAATAATTTGTGCAACCTGTCTTGACATGTCTCCATACTTCACAGGTACCTGCAAAGTCTCACTGGTGCCTTTAGAATTTTTTCCTGTGATATAGGAAAAATTAGACATCATTCTTATGAATTGTAAAATGTATCTTCTTACTTGGCCGTCATAAAAATGATCGATTGTTCTTCAGTGGTGTTAAGCCACAGCCTCCTTATCCATCCAAACTCTTGTACCGTCTATTAATTTCCATGTCCTATTCTTATAAGGATGGTCCTGTATGGTTTGCCCTATATAAACTTTATTGTTAACAGTGTTTGTAAACTTATAGATGTGCATTAATTAATTATCCGCCTGTGGTTTTAACAACTTGCTAAGTGCTACACGTTCAGCAGTAGTTGATGATCCGTCAGCAAGTGTAGTGGTGTTGTCGTTGTTAATAAAGCCAGTTTTCTGTGTGTTTCTTGCACTGCTCTGTGTCATTGTCTGTCTTACATTATCTTCTATTTTCACAAATCTTTTCCCATCATATCTAAACAATCTATTTGGTGCATAATCAGTGCGTAATACAAACATTCCTACAACTGGATTGGCAGGAAATGTTGTAGCCGCTGTATAGGTTTCTCCATTGGCTGGAATCCCATCTCCTGTGAGATACCCTTCTAGATAGCCATTGGCTTGAGGTGTTTGATACACTTTGTCAACATTGATATGTCCTGTGTCTGTTAGTAAATCATCATCGTCTACTGTGACTAGTGCAACTTTTCCTTCTTCGTCGGTAGGCATCACATGTAACTGTTTTGTGTTGTAACCAGATGACGGTGCATCTGATTCTGCTTGAGCAACCACTGCTGTGTTAATTTCTAAATCTTTGTCTCTAGATTTTTGTGATACATTTTCATCCTTGTCGCCAAGTATATCTCTAAACTCTTGTGCGTCTGTGATGCCTTTACATCTTACTCTATAAAGGTGTGGCCACCATGTTTTAGAAAATCCTTCTGCTGAACGTGCCACATCTTCAACCACATAATATCTTTTTAGTACTGCTGTATCTGTTTCATCTAAAGAATGTTCATCGTTAAGATGTGGTAGTTCGATCACGTCTCCGGACATAATTTTTCTACCTAATGATTCAACAATGTCTTTAATATGAAAAGTCATAAAGAGTTGATCATTTTGTAAAAATAATCCAAACTGAGAAAGATCAAAATCTATATCAGACACATTGTAAATTACACGAGTGTGATATACATCTGACTCATACTTGCGATCTCTGTTTTCCAAAAGCAACATATCCTGTATTGCTAGTTCGTTAAGAGAGTCTCCGGATCTTTGAGGCTGTGATGCATCATTAAGTTCACCTTGATCAACTGGGGATACATACTTGTGAATATAAGCATCTGTTCCACCTATTTGGAACATTTCGGCAATATTACGATCCTGAAAAGTGAAATCATTACCTTTTTCGGGTTTATATAAAGACAGTCTTGGCATTCTACATATTTACCGTTCTATAAATACACATATGCCAGACACAGCACTATCAGAAGCCACAGACAACCAAATAAACGCGGCAAAACACGAAATATACGATTATGTGAAAACACGCTTGGGTGATGGCATGATCGAAGTTGAACTTGATCCAAAACATTTAGAAAATGCCTTTGTAACAGCAGTTGATAAATTTAGACAGCGATCTAGTAATTCTGTAGAAGAGTCATATGGATTTTTAGATCTCCAGCCTGATCAAACAACCTATGTACTGCCGGCAGAAATTATGAATGTAAAACAAATATACAGAAGAACTGTTGGTGGCGCTTCCTCATCAGAGGGAGGCACGTCATTTGATCCATTTGAATTGGCCTATACCAATGTGTATCTGTTACAAACAGGAAAAATTGGTGGATTGGCCACATACGATATGTTTGCTGGTTATCAAGAATTAGTAGCAAGAATGTTCGGCGGATTTATAAATTTCAAATATGACCAACCAACAAGACGATTAACAATTTTTAGAAGACAGCGTCACAAAGAAACTGTGTTAATCGAACAATATAATTATCGTCCGGATTTTATATTATTAAATGATGTTTTTGCAAAACCATGGGTTAGAGAATATACTCTAGCAGTGTCCAAATATACACTAGGAGAAGCAAGATCTAAATTTTCTCAAATTGCAGGCCCACAAGGTGGCGGCACGTTAAATGGTGATGCATTAAAAAATGAAGCAATCAACGAAATGACCAAACTTGAACAAGAAATTGGTAACTACTCAGAGGGCGGAACCCCACTTAGTTTTACAATAGGCTAGACTTTTTTCTTAAAATATTTTATACTAAGACATGCTTATAGGATTATGCGGGTTGATAGGGTCTGGAAAAGGCACTGTAGCAGACACTCTTGTTGAGAAACACAATTTCCAAAAAATTAGTTTTGCAGACAAATTAAAGGATGGTGTAGCGTCAATATTCGACTGGCCAAGAGATTTGTTAGAAGGTAATACTCTAGAAGGTCGTAACTGGAGAGAACAACCAGACACGTTTTGGACAAATGAATGTAAACAAGAAATTACTCCAAGACATGTGTTACAGGTGTTTGGTACTGAATGTATGAGACATGGTTTTTTTGATGGCATTTGGGTGAGTCTAGTAAAACAAAAAATTATTGATAATCCAACACAAAATTATGTAATTCCGGATGTGCGTTTTCCAAATGAAGTTGAGATAATCAAATCTTTACAAGGAAAGATGGCGCTTGTAAAAAGAGGAGAAGACCCTCAATGGTTTACAGATTATGAAAATAAAGGAATAAAACCTATAGACGTTCATGCATCAGAATGGTCATGGGCAAAAACTAACTTTGATATTATTTTACGTAATAATGGCACACTAGAAGATCTGCATCAGCAAGTAGAAATATTTTTTTAACGATCAGCAACCAGATCGCCCTGGCGCCACTTTTGTTTTTTCACATGTATTAGTCGGTTGCAATTTGCACAAACAGTTTTAAGATTTCCATTGCTATTATTATTCATATTGCCATCTAGATAATGCACATCTAACTGATACGGATGTTGTGCTATAAATCCACACATTTCACAATTTGATTTTTTTGTATAACCTGCACGTTGCCATGCTGGCGTAGTAATTGTTGACTTAGAAGATTTTCTTATACAAGCATCACATTTTTTTCTGTAATACACCTTGTTGCCTCGGCGATAGTTGTAGGCAGCTGGCTTGCTGTTACACTCTTGACACAAGGGTCTTGTTGATCCGTTTGAATAAAGCACGTACTTATTTATTAACACCTTTTAGGCACTCTTTATTTTTTTTAATAAATCAGTCCAATCGCTATAAATATTCGCAACAAGGAGTAAACGACACATGGCTTTAATATCACCCGGAGTAGCGGTTACCGTAGTAGATGAATCATTCTACGTGCCAGGTATCCCAGGAGCAGTACCACTAGTAGTAGTGGCAACTTCCCAAAACAAAAAATCAGGCACAGGCACAGGCACAGCGACAGGTACGCTGAGCACAAACGCAGGTGAAATATTTCTAATATCTTCACAGAGAGAATTAACCCAAACATTTGGTAATCCAACATTCTACACGGATGCATCAGGAACACCAATACAAGGGTACGAACTAAATGAATACGGTCTCCAAGCCGCTTACTCCTTCTTGGGCATCGCAAACAGAGCGTTCGTAATCAGAGCAAACGTAGATACAGCAGAACTAACAGGATCAGCAGATGCACCTGGTGGCACACCTAGCAATGGATTTTACTGGTTAGATCTTGTTTCAACATCTTTTGGAATTAAAGAATGGGACGAAGCCACTCAATCATTCACAGTTATAACACCAAAACTTGTAACCAGCACAGATGATGTGTCAGGCACAGCACCAAAATCAGATTTTGGATCAATTGGTGACTACGCTGTAGTAGCAACAAATCCATTCAACAGATTGTACTACAAAACAAGATCAAACACATGGGTACAAGTTGGTTCAGCTTCTTCAGAGACAGCTGATGGGTCATGGTCAACTGCACACGCAACAGTGACAGGAACATCAACAAATCCAACAGTGACCAGTGCTGACTCAGTGAACATCAATGGTAACCTCATTGGCACACTTGGTACCACTGTAGCAACATTTGCGGCAGCAATTAATAATTCAGCGGCGGGCGTAAGTGCCGCGGCAGTTAATGGCCGATTAGAAATATACGCTATACCTTCAGCAACAGGTGATGACTCATCTACAACTGCTGTAGTGTCTTCAATCATCATCACCGAAGT